GGCGGTAGCCATGCTCGGCGACGCGACCATGGGGGGTGCGGACAGAGCGCCCACAGACCTGGCAGGTGCCGAGGTCGCTGACCGGGGGCTTAGCCGGGCCACGCGGCGTGGGCTTGACGATCGGGGTGGCTTTGATCTCGGCCCGGCGCTCGACCAGGCGCTCGATCTCGGCGCGCAGTTCAGCGGAAATGTGGCCGGCTTCCTGTACTGCGTCGAGGCGCTTGGCGCGAATCTCGTACAGGTAGAAGGGAAGCTCAAAAGCTTTCACATCGTCGGTTATGCGGCTGTACTCGCGGTTGAGAACGTCAAGGTCTCGGTTCTGAGCGGCTTTGCTGGTGTAGGTCATTTTGTCACTCTCCACTGTAGGCCAGGACGTCCCTGGCATGAGCTAAAGGTATCAACTACAGGTTGACAGGTCAACTAATAATTGACCGTTTGTCGGTCGGGGATGCACAGGGTGATGCACAAGGTAAGAAGAGGCGCACAACCTAGGTCATGCACGGTCAAGGTGAGGTGAACTGGTCAATTTTTGAACAGTTGGCATGCACAACCTAGCCTGTGTAGAGAACAGGGTGTGCGCTTTGCGGTTGTTCGGGCTAAGTCATTGATATTCAAAGGCTCAGGGCGCACAGGAACAATAAGAACAATATAATCCTCTCTCTTATCAGAGAGAGAGATATAAGGGTTATATGTGCCTGTTGTGTGCCCTGGTGAATTGTGTCCCTGTTCACCTGTTCGCCTTGTGCATCGCCTGGGGGATGCACAGTTGAGCTGTGAGGTATGCGGTAAAACCCCCATGAGGTTTTATACATTAATCAAGTGAGGCCGGGAGGCTGCACAACTGGAAGTTGTCAAGTACAATCGCGGATACAGTTTGAGCCTGTGAGGTACGACATGGCTGGAAGGAAGACCATCGTGATCGACTACGACAAGGTCGAGCAACTGGCTGCGCAAGGCTTGACCGAGCGCCAGATCGCAGAGGCCATGGGCATCAGCCGCGCAACGGTGCAACGCCGTAAGGCCAGCGATGAAGCCTTTGAGGCCGCTATAAAGGCCGGCGCCTCCCGTGGCCTTGAGGCGGTGACCAACGCCCTGTGGGAGAACGCAACGCAGAAGGGCAACGTGGCAGCCGCCATCTTCTACCTGAAGAACCGTGGAGGCTGGACTGATCGAGCCCAGGTCGAGGCACAGCACAGTGGTGAGCTGATCGTGGAGCACGATGTAGCCGCTGCCCTCGACGCTCTCAAGCGTGCCGGCATCGACCCGTCGAGCCTATGATGTACCACTGGTGTACCAAGCGTGGCTAAGCCATTGATTCACAGGCGCATCGCTCCCATGCCGGATCGGCTGGGCAGCCTGGCCTGCCTCACCCCCCGGTCAAACGCAAATGATAATCATTTGCGTCAAGCAGGGGTTGACCCCCGGGGGCGATTCGGCTGTGAGGTCGTTTCGCAAAATCGGGACTCCGGCCTGGGGGGCTACGGGGGCATATATCGAGATACATACTTGGGGGTCGCCCATGGCTGAGGCCGCCGCTCCCAAGAAACCACTTCGCAAAAAAGGGACTCCTAGCTCTGGGGTAACCGCTGCCCAGGAAAAGAAAGCCATGGAGCTGGCGGCAGCCATCGCGCTGATCAAACGCCACAAGTCAGAGAACCGCCTGAGCTATTTTGAGCCATACCCCTGGCAGCGCAACTTCTACCATTCTGGCCCCGGCAACAAGCAGCGCATGCTCATGGCTGCAAACCGTGTAGGCAAAACTGCTTCCATGGCGGTAGAGGTGGCGTACCACCTCACAGGCTCATACCCGGAATGGTGGGAGGGGATCAGGTTCCACCGGCCGGTACAGATTTGGTGCCTCGGTGTTTCCGGTGAGCAGTTGCGGGATGTGGTGGTGAGGGAGCTTTTGGGAACCTATGAGGGTGACGGGAAGTTCGACGGCACCGGCCTGATCCCCCAGCGCCTGGTCAAGCAGGTCACCCCGGCCATGGGGACGCCGCGCCTGCCTCGGGACGTGGCGATCCGCCACACCGCTGGCAAGTTCAGCAACGTGAGCTTCAAGAGCTATACCCAGGGGCAGCATGTGCTCATGGGTAGCAGCCAGGACTTCATCTGGATCGACGAGGAACCGACCGACCCGACTATCTACCCCCAGTGCTTAACGCGGACGGCCACTGGCAATGATGGGAAGGGCGGCTATACGGTCCTCACATTCACCCCGGAAAACGGTGTCACCGAGCTGGTCGCCCAGTTCATGGACAACCGGGCCCCCGGGCAGCACCTGGCAAACGTCACCTGGGAGGATGCCCCGCACCTCGATAGGGAGACAAAGGACCAGTTGCTGGCGGCCATTCCAGAGTACCAGCGCGACATGCGCTCCCGGGGCATCCCGGTGCTCGGCGAGGGGATGGTGTTCCCCATAGCCGAAGAGGCGATTAGCTGTGAGGGCTTTGAGATACCGCCTCACTACAAGCGCCTGGCCGGAATCGACTTCGGGATCACCCACCCGACCTGCGTGGTGTGGACCGCCTATAACGCTGACAACGACACGATCTACGTCTACGACGTCTACAAGGTGGACGGCGAGGTGCCGGCGGTGCATGCCTCGGCGATCAAGTCCCGGGGGAAGACTATCCCAGTGATCTATCCCCATGACGGGGACAGCACCGAGAAGGGGTCCGGCAGGACCCTGGCCGAGATGTATCTGGAGTCTGGGGTGTTGATGATCGGGAAGTTCACCAACCCCGACGGTACGAACTATGTGGAGCCAGGGCTCATGGAGCTGCTGGAGCGCATGCGCACGGGCCGCTTCAAGGTCTTTGAGCATTTGAAGCCATGGTTTGAGGAGTTCCGGCGCTATCACCGGAAGAAGGGGAAGATTCACAAAGAGTTTGACGACCTGATGGACGCGACGCGCTATGCGGCCATCAGTGTCACGCGCTTCGGCCAGAACCGGGCCGAGATGGAGTTACACGGTCGCGGAGGCTACACGTCCCATGAATACGATTATTGAGCAGATTGACGAGGACGCGCTCCTCAGCACCTTAGAGCGGAACATTGACGCGGCCGACACCTACGCGAACAGCGAGGTGGGTGATCAACGCGACAAGGCGCATCGGTACTACTACGGCGAGCCGCTCGGTAACGAGCTGAAGGGGCGCTCGCACCACGTCTCCATGGACGTCTTCGACGCCGTTGAGGCTGTGAAGGCGATGATGCTGGAGACCTTTAGCGCCGATAAGAACATCTGCCGCTTCGACCCGCAGACCTCAGAGGACGTGGTGCCGGCCAAGATGGCCACGGCCCTGACCAACTACGTCTTCTACAGGCAAAACAACGGCCACAAGGTGCTGGCGGACGTGATCCATGACGCCCTGGTGGCGAAGACCGGGATCGTGAAGCGGTATTGGAAGCAGGACTACCGCTACCAGTCCGAGGAGTTCAGCGGCCTGGACGAGGCCAGCTTCAACATGCTGGTGTCTGATCCGGCGGTGGAGCTGCTGAGCTTGGAGGAGGAGTCCATGGCCGTGGAGGCCCAGGACCCCATGACCGGCATGCCGATGCAGGCGAGCCAGGTCATGTACAGCGGTGAGCTGCGCCGGCGCTTCGACGTGAGCAAGGTGTGCGTTGAGGTGGTCGAGCCCGAGGACTTTCTGATCTCGCCACGGGCCAAGAGCATCGAGGACAGCGACTTTTGCTCTTACCGCGCAGCGCGTACCCGTGGCGAGCTGATGACCGAGGGCTTCGACCCTGCGCTCATCGAGCGCCTGGACGAGGAGGACATGCTCAAGGAGGACGGCTCCCTGGGCCGGGACTCCATCGACAGCTTCCGCAAAGACTCAACGCTGCTGAACGACGACAAGGACCGGGAGTACGTCACGGTCTACGAGAGCTACATCAAGAAGCATGACGAGACGATCAACGAGTGCGTGTTCTATAAGGTGATCCACTCACGCCGGGTGATGCTCGACGTGGAGATCGTCAGCGAGATGCCGTTCCGGTCTTTCTGCCCGTTCCCGCTGCCTCACCGCTTCTACGGTATGAGCCTCGCGGACGTGATCGTGGACCTTCAGAAAACCATGTCCTCGCTGAAGCGCGGCGTGGTCGATCATTTGTTCCTGACCACAACCAGCCGTTGGGTTGCCAACCTGTCCTTGGTTAAGAACCCCAGGGACCTGCTGGACAACCGGGTGGGC